TAAGCGCATGTAACGAAACTGGGGGAGACGCATCTCCCCTGACCCATCTATGAGGGTTTGCCGACGTTCCCTGCTCTACGGAACGAGCACTAAAAACTGTCGGACCACTTGACTTCTATTTCAATTATGTTATAATGGACACATGACAAAATTTTATACGCATGTTTCTCGCAAAGGTAACCTAATCTATTATCGCGGATACGATAACGGAGAACGAGTTTCCCAAACAATCCCTTTTAAACCTACACTTTATGTGAACTCTGATAAACCCAGCAAGTTCCGTAGTTTGTATGGCAAAAAAGTTTCCCCTATAACGTTTGATACTATGAGGGATGCAGGAGAATTCCGCAAACGGTATCAAGGTGTACAAGGGTTTCCTGTACATGGTCAAGATAATTTTCAGTTGCAATTCATTGCTGAAAAATTTCCCTCCGATATGAAATACGATACGTCTCTTATCGATACGTTGTATATGGATATCGAGGTTCAATCTGATGAAGGGTTTCCCAGTCCCGAAGAAGCATCAAAACCTGTCACTGCAATATGCGTTAAGTCCAGCAAGTCTGACACTTTTTATGTGTGGGGTTTGCATGAGTACAATGCTGAACTCAATGAAAACAACGTAGAGTTTTTTCAATGCGACAGTGAACTCAACTTGTTGAGATCTTTTATGTCGTGGTGGGGATCCTCAGTCAATACCCCTGATGTTGTCACTGGATGGAATGTTAATCTTTTTGATATACCTTACCTCTATCGCAGAACCTTGGCAATTGCTGGCAAAGAAGTAGCAGATAAGTTGTCACCATGGGGTCATGTGAAAGAACGTCATGTCAGAACTCTTGGCGGTAGAGAGCAGGTTGCATATGACCTCGACGGTATTAACATTCTTGATTACTATGATCTGTTCAAGAAGTTTACATTGAACACTTATGGTCAACAAGAATCATACAAGTTAGATCATATTGCTAATGTTGTTCTTGGTGAGCGTAAGTTGTCTTATGAAGAGCACGGTAATCTGCACACCCTGTATAAAGAAGACTATCAGAAGTTTATCGACTATAACATCAAAGACACAGACCTTGTTGAACGTCTTGATAAGAAACTTAACATCATCAAACTCATTTGCTCAATGTCGTATAATGCAAAATGTAACTTAGTACAAGCATTAGGCACTACTGGAATATGGGATGCAGTAATATACAACGAATTGTTAAAGAACGATATTGTTATTCCTGCTAGAATAGATCAGGGTAAAACTAAGATTGCTGGTGGTTACGTAAAAGAACCCGCAGTCGGTGGTCATGATTACGTATGCTCATTTGATTTAAATTCGCTGTACCCTAACATTATTGTACAATATAACATGTCTCCCGAAACCTTAGACATGGATGGTAATTGTGTTGCTGCTAACGGAACTCGATATAGAACGGATATTGAAGGTATTATTCCCAAGGTTATTAAAAAGTTTTATAACAATCGCGTCTTGATTAAACAAGATATGATTAAAGCAAAACAAGAGTATGAGAAAACCAAAGATCCTAAACTAGAAAGTGTTATTGATACATTAGACACTGAGCAGACGGGCATTAAAATCCTGATGAATTCTCTCTATGGTGCATTGGCAAATCAATACTTCCGATATTTTGATCTACGCATTGCCGAAGGTATTACTTTGTCTGGTCAAAGAGCTATCAGATGTGCAGAGAAAGCAGTTAACGATGAGATGCAAGAAATATTGGGTACAAAAGAAGATTACGTGATAGCAATCGATACTGACTCTGTGTACATCACAATGTCGGATCTTGTTAAGCAACATCAACCTGTTAATCCTATAAACTTTCTCGATAAAGTATGCGAACATTTTGAAACGAAAATTGCCGATGCTTACCAAACTCTGGCAGATGAAACCGGTGCCTATGATAATCGCATGGTCATGAAACGTGAGGTGATTGCAGATCGTGGTATTTGGATGGCAAAGAAACGCTACATATTAAACGTCCATGACAGTGAGGGTGTTCGCTTTTCTGAACCCAAGTTGAAGATGATGGGTATTGAAGCAGTCAAGTCGAGTACCCCACAGGTTGTACGAGACAAGTTTAAAGAATTGTTTCAGATCTTGGTCAAAGGTTCAGAAGAAGATACTCAGAAATTCATATCCGATTTCAAATCATATTTCAAGACACTTCCGGTTGAACAGATCTCGTTTCCACGAGGTGTCTCTGACGTGAATAAGTTTGCTGATGCTCGAACCATCTATGGTAAGGGAACTCCGATACACGTGCGTGGAGCACTGTTATTCAATCACTACCTGAAAGAAAATGGGTTGACTCAGAAATACGAATCGATCAAGGACGGCGAGAAGATTAAATTTGTTTATCTGAAAGTCCCGAATCATTTGAAAGAGAATGTCATCAGTTTTTCAGGACAACTTCCTCCCGAATTCAAAGTACATCCTAAGATAGACTATGATAAAATGTTCTCTAAAACTTTCTTGGATCCTCTTGATCCTATTTTAAAAGCAGTTGGTTGGACGGCAGAACCAGTTGCTACCTTGGAAGCATTCTTTGCTTGACAATAAATTATTTTTCTAGTATAATTAACTCATGTATTCCTTTACTATATTCAAAAATACTTTTGATAATAAAACCAGTAGAAAACTTACTCACGATTCTTGGGAGTCGTTTGAGAAAATGTTTCTTAATCTATCTATGAAACCCGGAGAAAAAGGTGGAAATAATTCTAGTCCTCTTATTAGTCCTGCTATCTACCACGAAGGTAGTACAAGGTCTAATAAAACTGTTGTGGAATGGGGCGGTTGGTGTGCTATGGATATTGATGATTTCGATCCTCTTAATGACCTTGGCGAATCGCTTCAACATATCTGTGGAGAGTATAAATTCATCTGCTATTCAACCGCTAGTAGCACTCCTATCCAACCCAAATTCAGATTGGTTTTCCCGACTTCAATAAAAGTTGAAGCAGAAAATATTCCACACTTTTGGTTTGCTTTAAACGAAAGATTCAAGAGTCTTGGTGGTGATGAACAAACGAAAGATTTATCTAGGATGTATTATGTCCCTGCACAATATCCAGAAGCATTTAATTTTTACTTTACTAATGAAGGTAAAGACATAAACCCGATTGAACTTATGGAAGCATATCCATATACAAAGTTGAGCGGTGATAACTTCCTAGATAGATTGCCCGAATCTATGAGGAACGAAGTCCTTGAATATAGAAAGTCTAAACTTACAAGAGATGTTTCTTGGACTTCTTATCGGGACTGTCCCTTTTTCCCTAAGAGATTGGGGGCAGAGTACACAGTTATAACTAAGACTGGTTGGTACTCTAAAATGTATCAGATCATGATAGCAATTGCAGGAAATGCATTGAAGAACGAATATGATATATCGGCAAAAGAAATTGCAGAGATGTGTAGACAACTTGACGCAGACAATGGATTGTGGTATGATAATAGACCATTAGAACGTGAAGCAGATCGAGCAATTGAATACGTTTATAAAACAATATAGGAGTTAATATGAGTGATAATAGTGTTGAAGAGATTGAGTTTGAAGATGTCGAGGAAACTCTTGATCCTAATGAAGTTGATTTACCACCAATGGACAATAAAAAAGATCCTGCACCAGATCTTAATGTTTCAATTTTAGGTAGAACCAATCTATCTAAACTGGTTCAGATCATGTACGGTTCTCCACTACGTACTCAGGCGATCAACATGAGCGAATATGATACAGTGGATGACCTTCTGGAATTTCCGAACACACATCTAGTGTTCATTACATTAGATACAATTTTAAATGATAATGATGAAATAGAAGATGCGGAAATCGTCAATGCTGTTAAAAAAATATCATCACAAATGCAGTGTTCTATTGTTCTGAAAACAACCGTATCGATTGAAACTTTGAGTAAGATCGCAGTTATTGTTGAACCTGATAGATTTGTATATTGTCCGGAGGATTCTTGTGACGATAACCTAGATGAGATGTTAGCATCACAAGTGTTCTTTGCTGGTGGCACTCAAAAAGCAGTTAATAATATTTCCAACTTGTCAAACGGTATGAGTATGTTATCAAGGAAATTTTATCAAGGATCTTTGTGGGATGTTGCTCTTGCTAAACTGATGATCTCAGCAGAGAAAGCAGTTACGCAAACTTTTTGGAACCAAGCACATGATTATATTGTCAATGATACTTATGGCAATTTCAATATAATCAAAAAAATGTGTGAAGATTATAATACAAATCTAACAAACACAATCCCTAGTTTTTTGAAAGCAAGACTTGGAGATCAGGTTACTTACAAAAAAGCAAAGAGTTTTGCAGGTGAATACAGAAACAAAGATGTTCGATTGTTTGTAGGATTAACTGATAAACTGCCTTTGATCGATGAGTGTATCAACTTTAAAAATTTAAAGGACTGATATGAAGGTAGAGATTTGGGGTAAAGACAATTGTAGTTTTTGTAGTGCGGCAATAGATTTGTGCGACGAGTTGCATCTTGACTTCACTTACAAAACCTACAACGTTGACTTCACAAAGGAAGAGATCTTAGCAGAGTTTGTAGGTGCTACTACTTTTCCTCAAATTAAAGTAGATGGTGTTCCAGTTGGTGGATACACAGAATTAAAGGAATTATTATGTCGCTAATGGCAAAACTTAAAAAGAACTCCAAGATTAAACTTACCAGTGAGATGGATAAGTCGGAATTCTTTCAAGAGAAAGAAGTGGTACAAACTGACGTTCCTATGCTCAATGTTGCACTCACCGGATCACTTGATGGTGGACTCACACCCGGACTCACGGTATTAGCAGGTCCTTCTAAGCACTTCAAAACTTCGTTCGCACTCAAGATGGCAGCAGCATATCTCGATGCGAAACCTGATGCGGTGATGTTGTTCTATGATTCAGAGTTTGGTTCACCACAATCTTATTTTGACAACTTTGGTATTGATACGTCACGAGTATTGCATGTGCCTATTACTGATGCCGAACAGTTGAAGTTTGATCTGGTAGGTCAACTAGAAGAGATTGATAAAGATGATGATGTTATCGTAGTAATTGATTCTATCGGCAACCTTGCTTCTAAAAAGGAATTAGAAGACACTATGAACGAGAAGTCTGTTGCAGACATGTCTCGTGCAAAGGCATTCAAAGGTTTGTTCCGCATGGTCACACCTTATCTTGCGATGAAAAACATTCCGTTGCTTGCTGTTAATCATACCTACAAAGAGATCGGATTGTTTCCGAAAGATGTTGTCGGTGGTGGTACGGGTATCTATTACAGTGCTAACACGATTTGGATTATTGGTCGCAGACAGAACAAGACTGGTACCGAGGTCACAGGTTATGACTTTGTGATCAAGGTAGAGAAGTCTCGTTATGTAAAAGAGCAAAGTAAGATTCCTATTTCTGTATCATGGGAAGGTGGTATTGATGAGATGTCTGGACTTCTTGATGTCGCACTAGCATCTGGTCATGTTGTTAAACCATCTAATGGATGGTATCAAAAAGTAGGAGAAGAGAAAAAGTATCGTGAAAAAGAACTTGACAAATCTTTCTGGGATGCTATATTAGAGGATCAAGAATTCCAAGACTATGTGAGAAAAGCATTTACGATTGGAAGTGAAGTTGTAGACATTGGTATCGAGGTTGAAGATGATTGATCTGGACAAAGTAAGCGAAGGTGTTCATTATGAATTGGTTCCAGTAGAAAATAATCCGAACGAACTA